CCTAGAATCCTGCGAAACCCATACCATCGCCGGGGTCGTACCCAATGCCCCCCAAGAAAATGAAAACCGACAATGCCAGAAAAGTAATCATGGCAGCACATTTCAATAACGACGAAGAACGTCTTTACAAAGCGGTCGATGACCACTTTGCCCCTTCCCTCAAACCAATCTGGAGTAATTAATATGATTACCTTGAAACTCCCCAACATACCGACTCTAAAACTCCCGAAACTGTCCGACACCTACCTGGACGCCAGATTCAAAATTGAACTCTGGGCAACCCAACAGCGCGGATCAATGGCCGCACGATCAATCAAATGGCACTACAAAAGACTTTGCAGAGCCAGAGCGACCCTAAACGAATGCGCCAGACATGAAATCGACATGTTCGGCGGCTTACCAGCAGAAGAAGAACAAGCCGACTACGAGGCCGAACGCAAGAACTTCATTCGGATCATCGAGGAGGTAACTCTATGATCAGCATAATAACCGGAGGCATTGTATCGGCAATGGCTGTCCTGTTCATGGCATTCAAATTCGGAAACATTCGCCGTGTTCTTCACTTCGACATCATCATCGACATTGTATCAACCCTGGCCCTGACCTTCATGCTGGCTGGCACCTTTGTCGGCATGATGACGGCGATCTTTGGTGGCGCTATAATTTCCATCGTACTGTTTCTGCTAAAGAAGATCATCGGCCACGATAAGCTGACTATCACTGGATGGAAACCAGCCAACAGACCCGATTGGATCACTCATGTCATACCTATTCGAAATCATAATTAGATTACTGCTTGGCGCATGATCATCTTTGACACCATTCATCGAATAATGGCTTTCTTCTTTGCCGTCGTTCCAAAACGATCCTGGTGGCCCTATGCCGCCTCCAGGCTCGGAACCTTCACAATGGCCTATCTCGGTATAATAAGCGCGACCGTCATCGGTCTTGCTTTGTTCGGTACTGCTGCAACATTCGGACTCGTAATCGGGATAATCCCATTCGCCGTGTTCCTGGCAATAAGAATATCAGGAGCATTAACCCGCAACATGAGATACAGGAAGGAACTCCCTAAATGATACTAACAAGACCGCAACGCGAGGCGCTCTTTAAAATATGGCTTCGACCAATTACTAATCGCGACAATCAATCATATTTGCAATTCCGACGAACAGCCTTTCTAGGCCCTAGTTGCATTATGATCCCTTGGGCCGGAATGGTTCTCGGTATAGAACCAGACGGCTACACTCACTCCTAAAAAAGGAACCTTAATATGAATATCATAACTCCTACCAATTTCGATCTCGACTTCTCACCTATCGACTTCGAGGTAATCCGCCAGCCTGTCTATAGCCGCCGTAACACATTCGCTTTCGGCGATAAATATGAAGAAATCGAAAACAAGTTCGAATATTACCGGAAAGACACCGGAAAAACTCTCGGCGTCCATACCGGCAGCTATAACCATGACGGTTATGCAAATCATATGCGGAACGTCATGGAAGCCATCGTCGAGATGGAAAATCAAAACAAAATTGACGTTGCTGACGCTAAAGCCAACTTCTCCGTTTATGAAGACGGTAAAAAGCTAAAACTCGACATTACCTTCCCCAGACACATCCTTGAGCCAGCCATCGGTGACATCACCAAGCTCCGGCTGCGCGATTGGGACTCATATGATTCCTCCTGGGGCAGACGCCTGACACTCGACGGCTTCCGGCTCTGGTGTCTTAACGGATGCACATCATCAGCATTCAAGCTGAACTTCTACGCCAAACACACCAAGTCGATATCCAGCGACGAATCCATCACCAGAATGCTGACCAACATGCAGACAATGCTGATAACATTCCAAGATGACGAGGAGAAATTCAAACGCTGGATTAACACTAAGGTCGAAGCTAAAGACGCAATGGGGATGTTCTCCAAAACCATCGCCTTCCAACCTAAAGCTATTAAGGTCGATGGTGAATACTTCCATCATGCCTTACGCACAATGGAAGACCTCGAAGCTACGCTTCACAGCAATCGATCTCAATCCGGAAACAACCTCTACGCCGTTTACAATACAGCGACAGAGTGGGCCAGCCATATCGGACAAAGCAAAGGCAAAGTTCACAACGTCGAACGCAACCGAGAATCAAAAGTTGCTTCGATGCTCAATTCAGAAAACTGGAAAAGATTGGAAGCCGCATGAAAAACGATCCATTCGATTTCACTTACCACCTGGGTGACAACGAGTTATCTGTTGAAGCCAAAATTACATCAGAAGGCAGGGACACAACCTATGCCGACCTGAAAGGCCCCGGCGAACCGGGAGAAGCACCAGAAGCGGAAATCTTAATGGTTCATTTGATTGAACCTAAAATTGCCGACGATAATTCTGGAACCCGCAGAAAGATGCTTCCGTTTTCCACCGAAGCCATCTTCATACGACCGTGGGCGAAATCTAAAATGGTATTCCTTCAGGACGCCCTTGAGGAGGCTGCCATAGAATCATGGGAGAATTCACAATGAAAATCTGGGACACGGACGGCCCGATCTACGGATGCGCGGTCTTCGATTATAAAGGCTATTCACTCAGCCTATCAACTGTAGCACAACCGGAAGAAATGCTGATCTTTCCATCGGAGTCTTCACAAAAGAACATGACAGAACAAATAACCGGTAGATTGAGTTTATCCTGTACGGTCGATGACATCATGGAAGCCAAAATCAAAATCGACGCATATGATAAGAAAGTAAAGAAAGCGACCAAAAACTAAATCAAAAACGATATAGCCGTCCTGGAAACTCCCCAGAAACCAGGACGACTATATCTTGACAAAAACCCCTACCGAGAGGCTACATAATGTATGCAAAAGAACTCAACAATGTCAACAAAGTTGTCCAATCCTTTGTGGACAAGGTTGTGGATGGAAGTTTCGCAATAGGAGCGAATAACCTTCCATATAATTTTACCACTAAAAAAGAATATCATGGATTCCACATCCTTGTTCTATGGACTGAGAAAAACAAGCAAGGCTGGTCATCAAATGGATGGGCCACCTTAAAACAAATCTTAGCCAAAGGAATGACTCTTGAACATAGCCCGGGGGAGCCTGTTAAGCTATTGAAACTATTCGGAAATGACGAACAAGGATGGACTTCAATGGAATTTGAAGTCTACAATTTCGATCAAATTATTAAAACGTGATGGCTGCGGCATTGAAGGTCTACATGGCAATGGCCAGCGATAAGATAACATATCTCGGTGGATGCAACGAAAACCAAGAAACACAAATGATTATCACCGCCACCTGGAGATTCAAGAAAATATGCAAACAAAAAGAATCACTAGATTTCCCATTTTATGTTATTCAAAAGGATAACGGAGAACTTTTGCTCTTAAAATGAAAGAAGGACTAAAATACCGGCCAGGACAAAGATCAATCTTTGAAGCCGAATTTATCCAACAACTGATAGACCGACGAGAAAAACTTGGTTATTCTCAAAGACTTCTCAACGAGTCTATCGGCGTTGCCGAAGGCCTTGTCGGCAAATGGGAATCCGGCGCAAGATCGCCATCCGGATACCTATTGTTTTGTTGGGCAGAAGCACTAAAATGTGAGGTGAAAATTCATCCCAAATGACCAGTAAAGCAAAAAGAAAGGGAACCCGAATTGAAAACCTTATTGTTAAACTCCATATCGCCGTTGGCCTTAGATGTCGGCGCGTACCTTTGTCTGGTAGTCTCGGAGGCGATTTTAGTGGCGACCTTGACATCGGTAATGAACTCCAATTCAAGGGCGAAGTTAAAAGCCGCAAAAGCGGTGCGGGATTCAAAGTCATTTCAGCATGGCTTGGAGAAAATAATTTCCTGTTCCTACATGAAAACCACAAAACCCCATTGGTCGTAATGACCTGGGAGACATACCAAGAAATGATGCAACACCTACCGAAGGAACCCCCCAATGTCGAACACCCGTTTCGGAATAATCCCCGCAAGCCTATTTGACAGAAATCTCGGCCCTGCCGAAGTGGCTCTCATAGCACTACTATCAACATACGCCGATAAAGAAGGCTGGTGCTGGCCCTCACAAACCACCCTCGCAAAGAAACTCGGAAAATCAAGAGCCTGGGTCATTGCCAGCCTAAACAAGCTGGAAAAAACCAAAATCCTGCAAATAACGAGAAAAACAGGTAAAATATCACACTATCGCATCGTCTATGATACCTGTCAGTCAACTGACAGGAGATGTCAGCCCGCTGACACAGAACAGTACCAATTAACAAAAGAAGCCCCCCCTACCCCCCCAAAACAGCGCAAACACGGCATAAACCCAGACTGGGAACCCAATTCTGACGTACATCAGGCTATGGAGACACGCTACCCAGACCTCAACGTGACCATAGAGGCCGAAAAAATGGTGAATTGGGCCATAGATCAGGAAAAAACAGGAAAAGATTGGAACCGACGATTCCAAAATTGGTGTCGCACAGCGCAAGAAATAAGGCAAAAACATGACAGAAAAACTCCCCGGCTTTCCCCTGAGGAAACGCTTGAGCGAATTCGATCAGCGAATCGTTAAATATGACAAGGAACTACAACCGGCATCCACTGAAGTCATAGAAAAAATGCTGGCGACCGTTGCTGTTGTCATGAATCTCGAACTCCCGCAAAAAGAAGCACTTAGAGCTTACACCTCGTTGCTCCAGGAATATCCTGACGATCTCGTTCAGTATGCTGGCATTCAAGTGATGAAAACTCACAAATGGCCACGCTTTCCATTTCCAGCCGATTTTATCAAACACATCGACTCGGAATTTAAAGAACGACATTACTGGAGACGTTGGCACATAGACCAAGTAACCAAACTGCGAGGGCCGCTGCCCCACCCCCCGGTGGGGGGAAGGGCGGGGCGCGGCCCCCGCACCATTGGCTCGATACTCCCCAAAATAAAGGAACCCAAGGAATGAGAAACACCACCCTATCGAAGAAACAACACGCAGCTCGTAAATTGGGCATCGGAGGTTCAGACGCCAAAAAAATAATGGATGGCGAATGGACAAAACTCTGGAAGGAAAAAACAGGCCGCGCCGATCCAGACGATCTTACCACGATCTTTAAAATCCAACTCGGAATCAGCACCGAAGCCTTCAACCTCGAATGGCTGGAAAAAACAACCGGTTGGCTTATCGACTATCCCGAACCTGATAAGACCTATATCCACCGACAATACGACTTCATACGTTGTCACCCGGACGCATGGGCAATCATTGACGGCGTTGAAGCCGTCATCGACGCCAAACACCTTGCCCCCAAAGCCCCTTGGAATGACGAACAGGCCGTTCTAGAACGCTATTTCTGGCAAGCCCAACACAACATGGCCGTTATGAACAGAATGCAATTCGTTCTATCCTGCATCTGGGGTAACGAATGGGGAGAACCATTATTCATCGACAGGGACAACGACAAAATTGCCGAACTCGAAGAACGCGAAGAAGCGTTCTGGTGGCATGTAAAGAACGACAAGCCGCCGATCGATATGGAATATACCGAAATCCCTAAGATTTCCATGGACGACATGAGAACGGTCGACATGGAGGGAAATAACGAATGGTGTTCCGATGCTGTCGATTTTCTCGACAATCAAAACGCCGCCAAGAAGTTCGAAAAGGCCAAAAAAGACATCAAAGCCAAAATCGAACCTGACGTAAAACACGCCTTTGGACATAGTGTCGAAGGTGTACGAGCCAAGAATGGCAACTTAACCATACGAAAGATCAAGGAGAAAAAATAATATGACTACCAAAAACTCCCTAAACGTCCATCAACGCCTCGCGGCGGCGATGGAAGAAGTCACCTACATCCAAAAAGATAAAAAGGCCGGAATGCGATATTCCATCGTCAGCCATGACGTTGTAACCGCAAAAGTAAGACCGGCTCTTCTAAAACATGGGATCGTCTATTATCCCTGCGCTATCCAATGGGTACAAAACGGGAACCGAACGGAAGTCCAACTCGATGTCCGTTTCGTTAATATCGAAAACCCGGAAGATTTCTTCGACGTACCCTCACTTGGCTACGGCGTTGACAATCAGGACAAAGGACCGGGGAAGGGCATCAGCTACGCCGTCAAGTACGCCCTATTGAAAGCCCTTGGTCTGGAAACCGGCGACGACCCAGACCAGGATCAGGACGCAGAACATGTGTCCGAAATTCAAATAAAAATCACCCGTTGGGCCAATGACGTCAAAACCTCTCTCGACGCTTGTAAAACCATAAAAGACGTTGATGAAGTTCGTGACGCCGAAGACTCATCCATAAAGGAAAACTGGCCTATCGACCAAGCAACGTGCCAAGTCGTCGGCACATACTTTGAACAAGCAAAAACTCGTATCAACGAAGGAGAAAAATAATGTTGAACAAAGTTCAATTAATAGGAAATCTGGGGAAAGACCCGGAACTCAAAGAAACCCAAAAAGGCGGGTCTATCTGCACATTCTCAATCGCCACAACCAAACGCTGGAAAAAAGACGGCGAAAAACAAGAAAAGACCGAATGGCATCGCATTGTATCATTCGCCAAAAAACTCAATGAAAATGTAATCAAACCCTATGTCAAAAAGGGAAACAAGGTCTACATCGAGGGCGAACTCCAGACTCGTAGCTGGGAAGATGATGCGGGTGCAACCCGTTTCATGACTGAAGTCGTACTGAACGAATTCAGTGGGACATTAACGATGCTTGGCGACAGGAACGCACAAAACGAACGCCAGGACGACCCAACACCAGCGAAAGCCCCAACTGACGCACCAGACGACGAAATACCGTTCTAGGGGCTACACTCCCCAGGTGAGTGGCGGCATCTAAAGAATGTCTGGGTGACTTCAAAACAGCGCCCCATCGCATGATAGGCTGTAAAGACATTCAACCGCCACATTTTCTTAATCTGGGAATAGGAAAATGAAAAAATGTCAACATTCACCAATGGGATCGGATGGAGCAAATACTCCGATCCTGATTCGATCAGACGTATTGGACAACCGGCTAAAATCAAAATTCAGTTGCCCCGACAGAGCTACGGGACCGATCTGGACGAAAGAATCGTCCGACATCGCAAATGCCTACGATGTCAGACAGGGTTTACTCCCACTTGGAGAACCAACTACGTTTGCTATAAATGCACCCAAACCAACTCAAAAAAGGACAGGAACTTGGCATGACAGACGATCTTTTCAAAATAATATTAGACCGAAATGCCGATAGGGCATTAACTCGGAACACCGACCCAAAAACAAGTCACGCCGCCGCAGCAAGCGTCAACGTTAACAAAAAAGAAACCATCGTTCTGCAAGCTCTTTTTTATTACGGACCAATGACCAGTGAAGAAACGGCAACGAAAGTTAATATGGAACTTGCTGGAATTACCCCAAGATTTCGCCCACTGGCGAACAAAAACCTAATAACCGAAGAAACCGATCCATACACAAATATTATCAGAACCCGTCCTGGAAAAAGCGGAAAAGGCAGGATAGTATGGAAATTAACAGCAAAAGGCAGAATTAAAGGTTGTGAGCCCAAAATCATATGTACCCGCTAGGGGTTCTCCCCCCTTTATCGGGCAACGGAGGATGAGGGATCGCCGTTAGGTCTCACGGCCTTCCCTCGTCCTTTCCGTAACCTATAAGATTACAGAAACGAAATATCCCACAACGACACCGACGCCGACCAAAATACTGGCGGCAACGGGTTTTGATTTTGCAACAAACTTAATATTCGATTTAATTGTTCTCCAGGTCATATTTATCTCCTTTTATTTTGGCGTTAAAAACAATTGGCGTTCCCGTTCTCTTCGGATCACCAATCCGCGAAGCACTTTTCCACCAGCCCTTCTCCATTTAGGAAATTCATTGGCGGCTCCTAATCTATTATTTCGATTTAGTTTAGCTCTTAAGGTTGATGATTGCAGCCGTCCCGAGCCGAGATTGTAGGTCCATGAGCATAAACTTGAGAACTCATTTTCGTTCAACGATACTCGAATAAGCTGGAGTATAGCAGCTTCGACATGATCCAAATGCCTTCGCAATAAAGCCTTGGCCTCATTTTTGGTGACTTTCGGGCTATCCATCGTAACTCTACTACCGTCAAGCAGACGGGTTGATCCGTAACCGACGCTGGGGATACCGGCGGGACATCGGTACGGCGTAGGAAAGAAACCTTCCGAGTCGGTGATGATTGATAAGCCAGTCGCATTGATATTCATCAGCTTACAACAAATACAAGTGTCATTTACTGAGACGGGAGATGGCCCGTCCGCCGAACCAGAATGAAATGACGGCGGCAAAGAGGGCTTTGGTTTCTTGGTCCCAGATGATCTGGACGGCGTCCAAGCCTGATGTTCCCATAGCAGTAAGTGAGAGATAGGCGGAGATTTCGACAAAAATGAAGAGGAGGAAGAAAGCGTATGTGATGGTAGGACGCACAGAAGAGCGATACCCGTCAATAAAAGAATTACCTGTTGGCTGCATACTTTTTTGCAGCGCCTCAATTTCCCTAATATCAGCTTCAACATTGACTGCCTCCAGTTTCTGAGTCGCTAATTCTATTTGTTGTCGTATCTGCACCTCCATGACAGCAAGCTCATGCTTCTTGTCTTGCTTGTCTTGGAAGAAATCCATTATTTTTGGTAGAAATGAAGTGCCAAAACCAAGCACCGATCCCAATAAACTAAGCATTCTACTTCTCCTTATTTTCTTAAATTTGCCAACGGATTTTCCAACGCCTTCTTTATTTTGCTGTCCACCCGTTTACCAAGCTCATTCATCTCATCACGAAGAGCCGCTCTTCGGGTGTCAAACCTTGTCGAACTATCCGTAATCATCTTCCTAACCTTGGAATCATTCTTATCTACGCTCTCGCGCACCAATCTGAATGTATCTTTGCTACGCCTTTCGGATGCGTCAACCTGTTTTTCAAGACGCATTATATCCTGCTTCAGGTCATTTTTTATATCACGGGTATAATCAGTGGACTCAGAAACCGACTCTCTTACCGACACCATTTGCTTTAACAACACCGCCAGTTTCTTGTCGAACCCCGACATGTCTGGGGCTTTATATTTTTTCACTGTTTTTTGTAAGTTCTGATAGTCTTTCCAAAATTCAAATCCGCCCCAGAGGCCAGCACCAATGGTTCCGAGCAAAGGAACGATCAATAGCTATCTACTAGAGCATCATGCGCTGCATCGCTACCACCAAACATGAAATATTGGCTGTAGTTATTGGAAGGTAAGACTGAATCTGGAACCCGTGTTGCCGTGAACATCTTGGCGGCCTGCGCGTCTTTAAGAACCACCGTCCTGTCAAAAAATTCCGCACTGTTGCCAAGAACAGCCATCACCACGAGTGTCTTGAGTTGATTCCCACCATCATACCGACCTTTGTCTCCCATTTTTTTGACGATTTTGTTGGCCGCCTTCTGCTTCTGTTTCTGTTTCGCCTCGGCTGGCTCATCTTCGACATCCGCTTCCGCAACCTCCGTAGTCTCGGCTTCTTCTGCTGGAGCGGTGGCTTCCATCTCATTGCTGATCTCGGCTTCGATTTCGACCTCGACTTCTGCTTCTATTTCAGCCGATATTTCCGGTTCTTGGGTATCCATTGTAGGCGGTTGGATATCAGGCGGCGGTGTCAGATCAACCTCCGCCATTTCCATATCGGTTTCCATGTCTTGCGGCTCGACGGTATCGGTCGCAGCGACATCCATAGACGGCTCCGCAAGAGGATCGTCTGGTGGCTCGACGACATCCATTGTATTAGCGATTATGTCATCCACAACATCATCTATACAGGTGTCGAGGATGTCGCAGCTTACCGTGGCCATCAGGTCCGTGTAAGAAGTTGACTCCGATATTTCAGTGCTAATTTCATTATATAAATATGTCGTGAACACATCATCGAAGCGGGGTCCATACCAGCCAGCCCAGTAACCGGCATCGACGCCGCTCATTGTAATCAGGGCATTATCGATCACGTTACCGGCGGCTATGTGTAGTGTTCCTGTCTGTACCTGTTGTACCGCTTCGTTATCGGTCATCGTAGTCGCGCCCAGAGAAGAACCAGATGAATTGAAAATCTCTAATTCAATCGTCCATGTATCAGGTCGTTGTCCACCGAAAGTTCCAGTGCCATAGGAGTTATTGCGGCGATTGTCTACATTGGCTCCAAAGCTAAATGTCATTCCCTGTGCCGCCTCGATAACACTGATGTCAGCATCCAGAAGATCGTCGCTGTCCAGTGTCTGTGTAATCTTTCCCAACCCATAAGAGGTTTTGAACCCGACATTGGCATCGAAAGCGCATCCATTCCCACCACAGGCTGCTAGGGTCCAGTTGGTGCTAGTGCCGCCAGCAAATGAGGGATTAAGGTTTACGTTGCTAATGCCGGTCTGAGTTACAATCGTCTCTGTACTGGTGGTGACCAGTGGTGTCGTGGTGGTGGTGGTCTGAGACCCGTCAGCATTATTGACAATTACAGCCGTCGCCGTGCCAGTAGTCTCGCTCGTAGCAGTCCCACTTATGATCGTGTTGGAGTCCACCCCGTCACCGGCCTCAGAAGAGGAGGAAGGGAACACCGAAAAACATAGCGATGATGCCAATAGCAATGCCGACGACGTTAAGATATACGAATGTATTCTGCTCTTCATTATCATCTACTGTTCCTCGCTGCTCACTTTTTTTTTGAAAGTGCTGCCTTCGGGGATGTCATTAGGGTTATCAAGCCAAGCCTGTTTGGCATCGTCTCCAATCATTCCCATGTAAGGGCATGGTGTTCCAGCCATCATCATCCCCGACCAGACTCTAGCGTCCTGACACATGATACTGACGGCTGCCACCTTCATGCCCATACCATAGAGACTTCGAGCCAGCTTCAGCCTTTCACAATTTTTGTCTGTGACCGTGATGCCGGAAGCGAACCCTAAGATTTGAGTTTGGATAGCTGCGCTGGCGGTGCTTTTGCAGACATCGGAATTATTAATTACGATACTCGGAGCCGAGGCAGTTGGGGGGGTTTTGTCGGTGACTACCGTATTTGAGTCCGCCGCATACGAGACTGACGGGATCAAGGCAATCAGGGAAACTACAAGGAATACTTTAAAAAACCTCATGGCGTCCTAATCCTAAATGCCGCGCAACCCACGAAAGCACCGTGGTAGGAAGAATGAAGAAAATAGAATACGTTAACAGAAGAACTAAAACGACTGCTAAGAAAATCAAGGTAATTATGCAGTCGAGATTCCACTGTAAATTCTCACGCGCCGTTACACGCCATCTTTTTAAGCTGGAGATACTTCCAAGGCCGTGATGACCGTGTGCGCTAAATTTGCGACCGGCGGTCATAAACCGTCACCACATACTGGTTGTCAGGCTTATAAATAGAACAAGACCAACAGCCGTAATAGCCAAAAGCAGAGCGACAAATTTCATTCTTGCGGCCTCTCCACACAAATGTCCTTACCGTCCAGAACATTAAAAATCCGGCAGTCCATATCTGTAGTCTCTGACAAAACGGTGTCCGTTAAAGTTGGCTCATCCGTGATAATCTGTTTCACATCGAACCCTGTCCTCGCATAATTCAAGTAAGCCAGCGGAGCCGGAAGGAAAGAACAGCCAGAAATAAGTAAAAGAACAAGGACAATAAGAACCACTTGTGTCGTCATCATATACTCTTCCCGCTTTTCTTTAGTCTATCAACCGTGTAATTCTCACCCCAGATCAGCGCACAGGCTATTCCGTTGGCTCCCGCAGAAACGA